GACGAGCCGAGAATATGTCGGCTAAGAAATGGGATGGCGAACTTAACGCCTATGCCGCAGCTAGGTCTGAAGGCATCCAACCCGCAGGTACAACCATGAGAGCTGTGCAAGAAGCACGAGCTGCTAGTGACAAGCTAGGCGTTGCATACAACGCTGAGTCTATGCCAGCGGCTACAAAAATTACGAAGCAGACGGCTAACGTAATGAAAGAAACAGGAGCAATCTAATGGCAGCAGCAAAAAAGGGTATGGGCTTTGCCGCAGCGCAAAAGTCTATCGCCAAGAAGTCTGGCGTTTCTATGAAGTCAGCCGGAGCAATCCTCGCCTCATCTACCCGCAAGGCTAGCCCAGCGGCAAAGAAGGCAAATCCAAATTTGAAGAAAGTCCTACCAGCTAAGAAGGGTAAGTAACATGTGCAAAGAATGCGGATGTAATAAGAATGCAGTTGGCAAGCTCAACGATAAGTTGACCGGCAAGCCAACCAAGACTCCATACGGTGAGTATGAAGGTGTCGGCGGCACCAAGAACAAGTAATGGCAAAGACAATCAAGGTTGGTGGTAAGACTCACACCATTACCAAAGATGTGGTTGTCAAGCACAAGAGTGGCAAAGTTATTGACCTAACCAAAGTGGCTGGAGTTAAAACCATTGCTGCTGGAGTTAAGGCTACAAAGAAATACCATTCCAAGAAAGGCAAGTAAATGGCAAACTACGGTGGCTTATCAGCGGTTTATCACTTAAACCGTTTAGCTGGCACTATTGTTAATGGCGTACCTCAATTAGATTTTGACGGCGCTTGCATCCAATGGGCTACCAACGTTATTCCTGGTCATGGCCAGACTCGTGGCATCGGAGCATTGAATGCTATTTACGCCTATCGCAATGGCGGCAAGAACTACTACGAAGATACGCCTGGCGTATTAAACCTGCTTGCTGGTACCTACGGTATTGGTGAAGCCGAAGCAGCAGCAAGGATTACATCGTGACACAATTTATCGACGTTATCAACGAAACGCTTTTGGCTCTGACGGGTTACACCAACCGTCAGGATCAGGCGACTTACCTCACCTCTGGGCTAAGTGCCACAGCAACTTCTTTCCAAGTTGCTGACGGAACCGTGCTTACCCGTGGCTTGGTTGAAATTGATGACGAGCTTATCTGGGTAGACTCCTTTGACCGTACTTCAAATACGGCTACCATTCCTGCCTATGGACGAGGCTTTCGTGACACTGTAGCTACAAGCCACACGGCTGGTACTCGTGTAACCATTACGCCATCCTTTCCGCGTAGTGTTATCCGGCGAAACATCAACCTCGCAATCGACGGCGTTTACCCAGATTTGTTCGGCGTCTACTACACCACCTTTACTTGGCAAGCGGCTCGTACTACCTATCCGTTGCCACAGGAAGCAATCGACGTTCTCGGCTGCTCATGGCAGACCATTGGCCCATCTCGTGAATGGTTGCCAGTGCGCCACTATCGCATTGACCGTATGGCTAACCCTGTCACATGGAATACAGGTAAGACCATTTCAATTCGTGAAGGCATTATTCCTGGTCGTACCGTCATGGTTACTTACACCAAGAAGCCAACAACGCTTCAGTATGACTCAGATGACTTTGCATCTTTAACGGGATTGCCAGATTCAGCCCGCGAAGTAATCGTTCTCGGTGCTGCTTACCGTACCGCCATGTATCTGGATATGGGTCGTGTACCTGCCGCTACTGCTGAAGCAGATGCAATGCAGGCTAATGATCCGATTGGTTCAGCTACCAACATTGGTCGGATGATTCAACAGCTTTACCAGCAACGCCTTCTGGTCGAAGTGCGTCGCCTTCAAGAGCAGTACCCACCTCGCACTCACTACACAAGCTAAGGACGGCTTATGGCACAACGACGTTATTACTCAGCCAACGCGGTGGACAACACCGTATCGGCTGGCATCACCAGCAGCGCAACAAGCGTCACGCTGTCAACCATCCCAGTGGGTTTTCCATCTTCGTATCCTTATGTCTTGGCATTGGATTACAACACAGCTTCTGAAGAATTAGTCTTGGTTACTGGCGCCTCTGGCGCAATCCTCAGCATCACTCGTGGATTTAACGGTTCAGCTGCAGCGGCTCATAATGCCGGTGCAGTTGTTCGCCACGTACTTGTTGCTCAGGACATGACCGACTTTCAGGATCATGCTGCTGCTGGTCCAGGAGGCGTACACGGCATTACCGGCCCAGTCGGCACATTCCTTGCCACACCAACCTCAGCTAACCTAGCTGCCGCCGTCTCTGACGAGACAGGTTCTGGCTCACTGGTATTCGGTACAGCGCCAACTATCGGCTCAGCGGTTCTCACCTCGCCAGTTATTAGCATGGGCATTAACGCTCAGACTGGTACGAGCTACACCCTTGTAGCTGCTGATGCAGCCAAGCTAGTAACGCTTTACAACACTGGCGCAATTACCCTGACTATTCCAGCGGGTGTGTTTAGCGTCGGTCAAGCCATCAACATCCAGCAAACTGGTGCGGGTCAAGTAACCGTAGCCAACGACGGCACATCAACCTTTACGGGTACAGGCACTAAGCTGCGTACCCAATACTCGGCTGCAACCATTATCTGCGTAGCAACCAACACCTTCACCTTGATTGGAGACATTGCGTAATGGCAACAGCATACGTCGTTCTTGGACAATCCACGCCAGGCGCAGCAGCCACCACTACTCTGGTGACTGGTTCGACCAATGGCAGCATCATCTCGTCTTTTACTGCTTGCAACAAGGGCAGCTCCAATGATACAATTCAAGTATCGATTACCAAGTCTGGTGGATCAGCGTACTACCAATTCTACAACTTCACATTGGCGGCTAACAGCACCTTGCAGGAAACACCAGGCTGGACTATCGCCACAGGAGATACAGTTAAGGTGTATTCCACAACAGGCAACACCGACTTTACTGCGACAGGAGTAACACTCTAATGGCTGTCTCGCTACTCACGAACAATGCAGTCTCGCCTACTATCAACGTCAATGCCCAGTCTGCTTCGTACACTGCAGTCCTTGGCGATGGCAGCAATACGCTTGTTACGATTAACAACGCATCGGCTAACACCTTTACTATTCCACCAAACTCGTCAGTGGCTTTCCCAGTCGGCACTATCTTGAACATCGCCCAGACTGGCGCTGGTCAGACGACTATTACTCAAGGCTCAGGCGTAACCATTGTTTCTACTGGCGCAACCGCTTCGGCTCCTAAGACCCGTGTGCAGTATAGCGGCGCAAGCTGCATCCAAACTTCTGCAAATAACTGGTTAGTCATTGGAGATATTGCATGATTCTACCTGGTATTTTTGCTTCGCAAATCTCGGGGCATTTGGCGGTAGCGGGTAACCTTGTATCGCTTCAAACCGTAACCGTTGGTTCGGGTGGAGCGTCAAGTGTTTCATTTACTTCTATTCCGCAAACATATACACATTTGCAGGTTAGAGCGATAGCCAACTCATCTTCAACATCTCAGGCTATGTTGCAAATGAATAGTGACACTGGTAACAACTACGCTTTTCACGATATGAGTGGTAACGGTTCCAGCGCTGGCGCTGAAGGTTACGCAACTGGCACATTGAATGGTATTGCTCCAATTGTTCGCATGGGTGGAAGTTCTTATTTTGGTGCAGGAATTTTAAATATTTTAGACTATACAAACACTAACAAAAATAAAGTTACCAGAACCTTGGTGGGATATGATGCCGCCGGTTCTGGCGCCGTTTATCTTGCATCGGGCCTTTGGACAAATACAGCAGCAATTACAACATTAACTTTTACCATTCAAGGCGGCGGTAATTTTTCACAGTATTCTCAATTTGCACTTTACGGGGTAAAATAATATGGCAATTGCAACAACATATACACCAATTGCAACGCAAACACTTGGTTCCGCAGCAAGCACTTTTACCTTTTCTTCTATTCCACAAACTTATACCGATTTGCTTGTAGTATCAAACGCTAATACGACAAACGGTTCAGATTCAGAAATTCATTATGTAATCAATTCAGATTCTGGTAACCATTACAGCAAAACTTTTATGTATGGAAATGGATCTAGCGTAATTACATTTCGAGATTCTACTTTATCTGGTGGTGAAAACGGCGGACTTGCTGTTGCTGGTTCTTATTTTGCAACCGCATCTTTTCATTTTATGAATTATTCCAATACTACTACATACAAAATAATGCTTCTTCAATCCGCTGCTGGCACAAACTCTGCCGCAATAGGTGCTTATTTATGGCGAGGTTCAACAGGCTCATCAACCGAAGCAATTACTCGTTTAGATTTTACCGTTGCTGGTGGTGGCAATTTTAATACTGGTACAAGTTTTACTCTCTACGGAATATTGGCGGCATAACTATGGCAACTGTTAACCCAACCCTCATCGCAAGCCAGGTCGTAGGATCTGGCGGAGCCGCTTCGGTTACCTTTTCGTCAATTCCAAATACTTATACTGATTTGCTTATTTCACTCTCTACACGAAATGACACTTCTTCTTCTAATACAATGTATATTGCTCTTAACGGCTCAACTTCATCATTTACTTTTAAACAATTATTTGGTGATGGCGGAGCCGCCCATTCTGGCAGCGGCTCAACTAATGAAATTGGCGTAAGCAACTCGGCGGCTTATACTGCTTCTACATTTAGCAATACCAGCATTTATATTCCTAACTATACAAGCAGTAATTACAAATCTATTTCAGTTGATACTGTGGTTGAAAATAACGCAACAACTTCTTACGCATTGTTTTATGCTTCGCTATGGTCAAATACCGCAGCGGTAACATCAGTAAGTTTTACCCTCACTTCGGGTAATTTTGCACAATATTCAACCGCATATCTCTACGGCATTAAAAACTCATAACTAAGGAGACAAAATGGCAGATGTAATCGAAGTAAACTGCACCACCAACGAGGTGACAATACGCCCACAAACCGCTGAGGAAATTGCAGCAGCCGAGGCAGCAGCCGCACAAGCCGCCGCTGACAAGGCAGCCGCTGATGCAGCAGAGAAGGCAAAGGCAGATGCAAAAGCAGCTGCTATCGCCAAGCTCACCGCACTGGGGCTAACCGCTGACGAAGTAGCAGCACTGACAGCGTAAGTTTCACCCCAAGTTATTTCGATAACTTGGTGCTGCCTGAGTACGCATGCTGAAAAACTGCTCAACCATTATAGCCCCCGCAAGGGGGCTTTTTTATTGGAAACTATTTAAGGAGTAAGTGTGGCGCTAGACGGCAATTTCCATATCGCGGAACGGCCAGTTGATCCAATCGGTCAACCATCAAACTCCGGTAATACCTTTAGTAACACAACCAATTCCTACGACTGCGCCGTAGCAGGGCTTCCCTTCTTTCTAGCCGCATCCAAGGAATACCCATACAAGCGCGAGACGGCTCAATACCGTAAGCAACAGATAGATCAGCAGAAGGAACCAGGCGAGCAGACGCTTACCGGTTGGTGGCTACGCAGCCAGTCCTCGTTCCACTATGGAGCTGGCATTCGCTACGAAGAACCAATCGAAGGCGAGACTGTTGGCTATCGCTTTAACAAGTCCGCTGGCGTCGATGTCTTTAACATCGGCAAGGTAACACTCCTGCCAGATGTCACCAAGAATACCGACATCACCGTATCGGCTGCGCCTATTATGGTGGGCGGCTCTGACACCAATGGTGTGGATGTAGTCATTACTGCCAATGGCTCTACGCTCTATCGCACTACTGCCGCTGGTGTAACTACAACCTTGACATGGGGTGGCTCAGGTAACATCCTTGCGTTGGCACAAGACGGCGCTAACTACTATGCCGCTAATGCTACAGGCATTTACAAAGGCCCACTCACCGGCGCCACCAGCGGTACGCTTATCTTTACCCACCCATCTATGGTGGGAACCGTTACCAATGTCAACCTTGGTTGGGTTAAGCAACGCCTTATTGCTGGCGTCAATAACTACATTTTTGAAGTACAACCTGTCGTTTCCTACACGGTTACCACAAGCAAAGTAGACGGCTCATACAACGCCACCCTGACAACATCATCTGCCCACAACTTCGTTGTTGGATCCTTGATTACCGTAGCTTCCGTTGGCTCTCCTTACAACGGCACATGGTCAGTCACCGATGTGCCTAACAGCACAACCGTTACCTTCTTTGTCAACAACGCCGCTGTCGGACAGGCATCTGCGTCAGGCACCGTAGCTTTGGCAAGCAATAACAACCTGCCTATCTACGCTCATCCTAACCCAGCATGGGTCTGGACTGGCGTATGCGAAGGCCCTAACGCTATCTACATCGGTGGATATGCCGGTGACTCGTCATCGGTCTACCGTCTTGCCCTAGATACATCAGGTCAGGTTCCTTTGCTGACCCGCGCATTGACTGCTGCCGACCTACCACGAGGCGAAATCATTTACGCCCTTGGTGCATACATCGGCAAGTACATGGTCTTCTGTACCAACAAAGGCATTCGTGTTGGCCAGATTGACACATCTGGTTTCGTATCGTCAGGCTATGTTACCTACGGTCCAATCACCGTTGTTACCAACGGCTACGACCCAGCCAGCGGAACAGTCCTTAACGGACTGCCATCCTACTCGGTTACCTTTGCAGACCGATTTGCATACTGCACCGTCTCTAACTACATCGACAATGGTGACGGCACATACTCATCCGGTCTTATCAAGATTGACCTGAGCCGTGACATTAGCGTTAACCAAATGGCATGGGCTACCCACCTTCGCGTACCTACTACAGCAGTTGCTCGCGCAGTCTGCGTAGTGGGCAAGTCTGGCAAGCTCGCCATTGGCGTAGATAGCACAGGCGTCTATTTCCAAGCCAACACATTGGTATCTAGCGGCTATTTACAGACAGGTCAGATTCGCTACTTTACCCTTGAGGACAAGCACTTTGAGCTTGTTAAGCTCCGCGAGACTTTGCCTATGCAAGGCACGCTGAGTGTTGCTGCTGTAGATGCCAGTGGATTTATCAACCCTATCATTACCGTTGATAACACCTTCGACTTTACCCAAGACATTACTGGTATAGATCAGTACGACTTGGCTCCTAAGGAATCTGTCGGCTTGCGCTTTACCCTTAATGCCGCATCAGGTCAGCTTGTCGGACAAGAAGATTCGTTCAACGGCTACCAGCTCAAGGCGCTTCCTGCCGTTAAGCGTCAGCGCATCATCACACTTCCTGTCGCTAACTTTGACTTCGAAGGCGACAAGTACAACATGCCTACCGGTTACGAAGGCCGTGCGGCAGAGCGTCTCTCACAGCTAGAAGAAGTTGAATCCAATGGCGATGTTGTCATCCTTCAGGACTTTACCAATGGCGAGACAGTCCGTGGCGTTATTGAAACATTGACCTTCATTCGTCAGACTCCACCAGAGCGTCGCTTTACCGGCTTTGGAGGAATCCTCGAAATCCAGTTCCGTACCGTATAACAGTTAGGGCATACCGCAATGTCAACCAAAGTGGACATCACCACAATTCTTTACAACACTGTCTTTACCCTCGGAGCTACGGCTACTGGCATTTGGTACATATTTAAGCATGGCGTACAGAACGTCATCAGGGATATGGATAAGGACAGCAAAGAGGACATCAAGACTATTAAGCACGAAGTCCTACCCAACTCTGGCGGATCATTAAATGACGCTATCAACAAGCGCGTTATCCCTATGATTGAGACTTTGGTAGAGAAGCAACAGAATATAGCGGTTGACTTAGGCACACTCAATGGCAAATTCGAACAGCACATTCGGGAGCATAATGGCTAATCCGTTCAAGAAGAAGTACATCCACGAATCTACTGGCGACGTACTCACCTTCTCTGAACAGATTAGCTGGAAGATTCAGGGCATTATCCGCAACTGGTTCTTTGTCGTTCTTTGGTCTGGCGTTACCTTTGTCTGGTGGGCGCAGCCCACATGGTTTACCGATACTCACGCCTACATCAAATGGATGAACCTAGCCTCATGGCTAGCAGTTACCGTTGAGCTTATCATCGGTATTGCCATGATTGGTCAGACCAAGCGAGATGCCATGATTATCCGCCACATCTTGAAGTTAGAGAAGCAGGAGATTGAGCATCTCCAAGACCTATTGGAGAACGATGACAAGCTATGAGCCACGCATGGGAGATTACGGCGTAGTCCGTACCGGCGGTTTCTTTGGCAAGCTCATTCGCCTTGGCACTGTCAGCCGATGGAACCATGCGTTTATCTATGTTGGCGATGGCAACATCGTTGAGGCTAATCCCACTGGCGTAGCTATCAGCCCAGTGAGCAAGTATCCCAACATTGCATGGAACCAGCATGAGCCAATCTTGCTAGAGCAACGCCTTGCCGTTGTCAACTATGCCAAGCTCACCGTAGGCAGACCCTACAACTTCTTGGTTATTATCAGTATTGCCCTTCGTATCCTCGGACTAAAATTGCTGGCTAACAATAAGACGCTTCATCGCATTAGCCAGCACGATGGTTATATCTGCTCGGAGCTTGTGGCAGAGGCGTATCGACGCGCCTCTGTTCCACTATTCGATAAGCCAGATGATCAAGTAACGCCAGGGGATTTGGCAGAAAGGTTAATCTACCAATGACATATCCATTCATCCAAGCTCGCAACTACACCAAGGGTCGTGCCGGTCATACCCCACGCCTCATCGTTATTCACACCATGGAGACGCCTGAGACAGAAGGCCGTGCCAAGCAAGTAGCCGCATGGTTCGCTGGCACCACAGCGCCACAAGCCTCTGCCCACTATATGTGCGATGATAAGCAGGTTATTCAGTCTGTCCTAGAGACAGATACCGCATGGGCTGTGGATGACTACGCCCTTAACCAAGAGTCTATTTCCATTGAGCATGCAGGCTCTGCGGCTCAAACGCCAGCCCAGTGGGGTGATGGGTACAGCGTTGCCGAATTACACGTCTCAGCGGCTCTAGCAGCCGATATAGCCCGTCGTAACCACATCCCCCTGGTGAAGCTATCACCAGAGGATGTACTGGCTGGTAAAGCGGGTTTTGTGGGTCATAACGACATTACCCTTGCCAAGAAGATAGCTGGCGGACATACGGATCCTGGCGCAAATTTCCCATGGGATTCGTACCTTAAAGCCGTAGCTATGGTACCGTAGTAGAGCTGGAACAATCCAGCTTCTCACTATAGGAGATACCATGAAGTTCAACAAAGCTATCGTAGAGCATTACCTCGCCGCACTTCTCGTTGCTGGCGTATCTATCTGGCAGACCGGTAACCATCACCTCAAGTCTGTTGCATGGGCTGCTGTTGTAGCAGTTCTTGGCCCAGTTGCAGTTGGTGCTTACAACCACTTTAAGTCAACAGCCGCTAAGTAAATTCGCGCTTGAACCATCCCTGTGTAATCCGCAAGGATAGGCCAAATGGCTAGCGTGTGAAAGACGTAACCCCCGCTTAATTGCGGGGGTTATTTTTTTATGCCGTTTTACTGTTAGAGGCTATCAGCCTTGCCGCCTCGTTGGGGAGCCTAACAGGCTCCACCGTAACCGCATTCGCTTCGCTCATATTATAGTCATACCCAGAGGCGACTTGTCAAGTTGTGCCATTGGCAGATTCCATCGGCGTGTCTGGTTTGACAGTGGCGAATACCACCCTGCTATGCTCACGCCATGAACGAAACAACTGTGCAACACCGATCCTTTAGCGCCTTTACTTCATGGTTGCGCTGTGGCAAAGCATTCCAGCTAGAGCGTAACTTGCAAGCACCACAAGAGCCAGCTTGGTGGTTCGTGGGAGGCTCAGCCTTTCACGCCGCTGCCGAGGCTTTCCTATTGGCGGAATTTGAAAAAAAGAAAAATCCGACAGATGAGGTTCCATTCTAATGACAAAAGAGTTTACATTTTATGGTCGTGTATACCTAACCACTGGTTACAGCAAGCATACTGTTCGCCTTGGATTTAGCGTGGGCAAGTATGGCATTGACGCCGACTTCTTTTTCTTTTGGTTCGCGCTGGAGTGGTGATGGATGACATCGCAAACCTCAAGCCAACAACCGGTACAGAAGCCGACTATCGTAATCTCGGCCCAATCCGAGTCTGCCCCTGCGGGTCGGATCTATGGAGCGTCAAGTGTAAGTTTGACGATGACGGAGAAATCGGTATCTATTTCCTTGACATCAACTGTGCGCTATGTGGTAGCCTCGCAGTCGCAGTCACGCCACCACTAGGAGAATCACATGGGTAAAAGACACGCCAAAGTAATCAGCCAGCAGGCTTTCCAACAAGCCTTTGCTGAAACTGAAGTCGTTATGCGACTTGCACTTGGTAAGCAAATCCAGAATCTTATTGACAAGGAGCCTAACGAGATGATTAAACTTGGTCTTGACCAAGCTCGCAAGCTCGTTGC